TCCGCCATAACACTCTTCACCTTGAAGATCATCGAAGGTGAACGTGTTTTCACACTGCATCCATGTTTCACTGTTAATCCATGGATTATCGGCATCCACCCACTGACAAAAATTAAGCCGTCTGACAATACTTTCTTTTGCGGGCATACCTCGGGCTTGTGTCACTTGTTCGCGTAAATAGCGATCAGAAAAGGTGTAGCCCAATGACGGATTGGCTTTCCCCCAGCAAGACTCATCCTTAAAGGGATCATCGCCCTCATCCAGTGAGCAAATATAGGAAAAGAAACTGTCGTCTTCGATAGTGCCTTCGGCGACTTTTCGTCCGTATTCATGATAGTCATAACACACGCTGGTTTTATCATGGCCACTATTGGTGATCATAAATATCAAGGCTTGTCGCCGACCTTTTGTGCCTGCTCGCATCATCTCAACGGCGGTATTATTTTTGTGCTCATGAATTTCATCAATCAACGCACAATGGGGACGAGACCCTGATTGCCCATCATCTGAGCTAATCGGGCGAAAGAATGAACTCGTTTTCAAATAAGCCAAGTTCCACTCTTTGCCTGTTCCGCCTGATTTGGTGATCCGCTGACTTAATGCGGGAGATTGATCAACCATTGCCACCGCATCACGAAACAAAATCATGGCTTGGTCTTTTTTCGTGGCTGCCGCATACACTTCAGCACGCGGTTCACTGTCGGCGACTAAACAATACAGCCCAACGCCACCTGCCATCGGGGATTTTCCTGAACCTTTACCTGATTCAACGTACACCATGCGAAATCGCCGTGTACCATCAGTCATTTTCCAGCCAAAAATGGAGCCAATCACAAAGCATTGCCAAGGCAATAAAATAAACGGTTTGCCTTCATGCTCCCCGCCATTGAGCTTTAAGACTTTCGCGAAAAAGTCGATCACCCTTTTGACAGCCTCGACATCCCAAACTAATCCTCGTTGCTCGGCTTCGTTTAAATCTTTGAGATGACGTGCACATGCATGACGAATATCAGGCCCCGCTAAAATTTTGCCTTGATGCACGTCTTGCGCGTATTGCGTTGCGGGATCAACCGAAATATTGGTTGAGCGGATCTTCCTCTTCTTCTCCACCATCCATCTTCACCTTCGAACGAGCGGCGGGGGTTAAACCAAACTCGACTAAATAACTTTTAAAACGGCGATCTGCATCAGCCAACATGGCAACGGCAGGATTCGCTTTAATTAAAAAATCCCCTAATTGCGTTTTTGTGGTGTATGTCCGACCTTCAATGGCAATGGTGTCTCGTAATTGAAGAATATCGGCGTAGATATCACACAGCCGTTCTAATGCCAGCGTGTCAGCCACAGTTAAAACGCCCATCCCATCAAGTAATAAGGTTAATTTTGCCCACGCCATTTTCCCCCAATCCGTTAAATGTTCGGGTGGGCTTGGAATTTCACGTTTGGGTTGGGGTTCTTTATCGTTGAGTTTTCGTTTTCCCGGATTACCGGTGACCACCTTCAAGTGGGTCGGTTTCGGGCGTCTTCCTGCCATCGGAACCTCCCAGAAAAAAAACTTTTCATTTCGCGGTTGTGCACACAAATGAGGGCGCTAGGTAATCAGGGCAAAAGTGTCTGAACTTTTACCCCACCCCCACCCTGTATTTCATGGTGTTATTGATGCCAATGAGAATTGGGATCGAGTGGAATGCCATCCGCATTACAGCCAATGACTTTGCCACTCTTTTCGATACGTTGTTTGGTTGAGTTATGATGCAGTTCGCATAAGCTTTGGAAGTTATTTTTATCCCAGAATAAGGCTTGGGCTTTTGCGATACGTTCTTTATCACCTGATTCAAGTGCCTCTTTAAGACGATGCGGAATAATGTGGTCAACCACTGTGGCAGCAGTAATGCGTCCTTGCTCTTGGCACATAACGCAAAGTGGATGTTCATTAAGAAACGCTAATCGCACTTTAGCCCAGCGACCACCATAGACATTGCGTTTTTTCATGGTTTATCTCATTACAAATTTTTCCCAATAAAAAAGCCATTAGGGCCTATTCATCGTTAGATATTAATTAAATCAATATCCTCAATTTTAAGGAACGCTATTCAATACCAGGAATATAGATTTGAGCTTCTTTAAGAATTCGTTCCCTCGCTGTTAGTAGTAACTGCTTTCTACCACCAACTCCCCAATTAGCCATCGTTCTAGCACAGCTACTAACATTTTTGGTTTCGGTATTGATTACATGATCTAACTTGTTCAACTTAGCCATGATATCTAAACCTTTTCTCGTAGCATCCTTAAAGGTGTTGTAGACGAGAATTTCAAACTCAGGCTTTAGCCACGCTGCGTATCTAATAACAACTAGCTCTAATGCCCACACACCATGATTAAGCCCACCGTTAATGACTTTGACCGCAGTGCATTTTTGCATTGCGCTTAATTTTTCTACAAATGCCTTAACCTGCTTGCTTCTCAAAAATTGGCTGGGCTTTTGATTTTCTCTGGCTTCGCCGTTTGCCACGGCTGAGGCATGTAAATCATTTAGGTTATATCTTCCTTTGTCATCAACGCGAACAGATACGCCATTAATACTTACTCTTGGATATTGCATAACGTATTACCTTCATTTGAAATGAACCCTCGTTCACATAGAAAATCAGCCCGTCGAAACTCGCCAGCTATAACTGACTTCCTCGAAGGCTCATATCAAAGTGATTGGATTCGATGTTTGTGAATTGCTCTGTGAATGAGCGATGAAATGTGTATAAAAAAAGCCACCAGCGATTAACTGATGGCTATCCATATACGCCACTAAATAAATGACGTTTGTAGAATTAAATATATTGATGTCTTTCCATCGTCACGCCTTTTCTTCTACCTAACGTTGGCATTGCTAGTAATATCAAACATCACAATAAAAATGGGAATAATCAACGACTCTTACCTATCCTTTCAGGATATTGACACCCATTATTGCCTTGATTAAAAATAGTTAATAGTTGCAAACATAGTAACCACAGACCCGAGTAACAATAAGGAATAGACTATGACCGTTCAATCAAATAAGAACCCACAGATTGATATGGCTGAAGATAATGCATTTTTCCCTTCAGAATATTCACTAAGTCAATATACCAATCCCGTTTCTGATCTTGATGGAGTGGACTATCCAAAACCGTATACTGGCAAGCAAAAAATTCTAGTGATTGCTGCTGACGAACGTTATTTACCAACAGACAATGGTAAATTATTTTCAACGGGTAACCATCCGATTGAAACCTTATTACCTTTGTACCATCTGCATGCTGCTGGTTTCGAATTCGAAGTCGCGACTATTTCGGGTTTGATGACAAAATTTGAATACTGGGCTATGCCACGAAAAGATGAAAAAGTGATCTCATTTTTTGAACAACATAAATCTCAATTCCATAATCCCAAAAAATTGGCAGATATTGTCCAAAACCTAAATGCAAATAGTGAATATGCAGCAATATTTGTTCCCGGTGGTCATGGCGCTCTTATTGGCTTACCTGAAAGTAAAGATGTTGCTATCGCACTACAATGGGCAATCGAAAATGATCGCTTCGTTATCTCTCTTTGCCATGGTCCAGCCGCTTTTCTTGCGCTTCGCCATGGTAATAATCCGCTAAATGGATATTCGATTTGTGCATTCCCAGATTCAGCGGACAAACAAACACCAGATATAGGCTATATGCCAGGTCATCTAACTTGGTACTTCGGTGAAGAACTGAAAAAAATGGGAATGAATATCGTCAATGATGATATTACTGGCCGAGTACATAAAGATCGTAAGCTTTTAACCGGCGACAGCCCTTTTGCAGCTAATGCACTAGGTAAGCTTGCTGCACAAGAAATGCTAACAGCTTATGCGAATTAATGCCTAATACGTGACTTTACATATTAATTTAATTAGCCCTAGCACTCACTATGCAGGGCTTTTTTATTTCGCACACTCTTGTCTTACATAATCCTGCAATCCTCTAATTTTTTTTTCTGATTCTGCAATTCGCTCTCTGAGTAACCAATAATTTCTGATAGCGGTGTCAGTAGGTCTGGCGGTGGTTGCATAAGCCAAGCTGGTGGAGGGAGTGATTTCGTTTTTTGAACAGCTGGCTTTGATATACACCCGCTCAGGATGACGCTCACTAATATCACGCAAGCGACTAATTTCATTCTTAGCATTCGCTAACTCCTGCGTATATTGAATATCCAGTTGGTTTAACCGCATTATGCGTGCTTGATAATCAGTATTAATAGACTTCTGTTCTTCGAGAGCCACGGCCAGTTTTTTGTTGATATCTGTCAGTGAATTAATCCTGTTAGCTTGCCAACTAATCACCCAATAACTACCAACAATGATACCTACCATCATAATGACGGCATAGAGTTTCCCGTATTTCATGATTAGTACCGATGATGTGAGAGAGCTATCTGACAACGATTTTCTAAACTCACTTGGTCTTTAGTACATGAGTTATCAATCGAGAGATAAATGCCACCAGCGACTGTAATGAGTAATGCAAGGATAAAGCTGATAATGATGATTAAAGTTTTCCATGACATAGTGCTGACTCCGCCTCTCGACGACTGACAAGCCCTCGCCAAACCTTTCCACCCGCATATACCCAGCGTTTAATTTCTTCACAGGCACCCGTTCTATCACCTGCATTTAGTTTCTTGAGTAATGTTGAGCGAGCAAATGCGGTAGCACCCACATTAAAAGCAAAGGAATATAAAGCGGCTTTAGTGTAGTCATCGAGTGGTACTTTGATTAATGCATCGACTTGCTGTTGTGTCTTAATAAAATCGTTTTGTAATAACGCATCACATTCTTGTTGTGTGTATCTCTTATCTTGAATAATGTCTTTACCTGTGTGTCCGTAACAAACTGTTAGAACGCCTGCCACATCACGATAAGGTTCATAACGCACACCTTCAAAATGGGCTATTACTACTAACGCGATGGCTGTGGCTCCCGCTGTTGTTAGCGCAGCTATTTTCTGTTTGAGAGACATTAAATATCCTTTGGTGCTTTCATCATTAATTCAGCAAGCCTTTTTAACGTTTCGGTCGGATTTTGTGGATCAACATGACGAACAAGCTCTTCAAATAATTGAGTGCGTTTTCGTTGCTCTCGGCGTGTCATAAAATAAGTGGCTAAACCCAAAACCATGCTGAACGCCATCCCGATAACAAATCCCCATTCATATAACGAAAGACTGGCAAAAAAGGCCGTTAGACCTGCGGTTCCATAAGTAACATTAGTTAATTTTTCCATACGCATAGTCACCCCCAGAGGAGTGTCCGTTGATGATTAGTGTGAGAGAGTTAAAAGTGAAAATATAAGACTTAATTAAATTAATGATCCAGCCCAATGTGGTTGGCTGAATGAATGATCACAGGCTATTCAAGAATTCAGTGGGAGCATTAAAAATATTCAGGTGCTCGCAAATAACCAAACATTCCAACTAATCGAAATTCCTTTCATAAAGAGAACATTCCAAATTAAATATCTCATCTTTATATCTTTGAATAACGCTACTTATAACCTCCTGTTGTATATCGGTAAAAGAATTCCATATAGCCAATAAAGGTGTATCATGATCCGACCAAGTTTCACCTATAAAAATTTTATCTTTTATCATCGACTTAAAAATATCATTATCCTCCGTATTCACTTCTGATACATTATTATCAGGTAGGCGCCCAATAACGCAGGCTATATGGCCATTAGGATCTGCCAATCCAATGGTTTCATTTTTTATTTTCATACAAAGTCCTATGAGGAAAGAATGAATACTAAAATATTTGAAAAATTATTTCTTGCCGATGATAAAACTCGAAATGCTGTATTAACAATTTGTGAGACCGATACTCCCCTCGTCTCAGTTTTAACACTACATTTAACTTGTGAAAATTTTTTAGAAGCTTTTATATCAGCTCATCTAAATATTGAGGATTTGTTTGCAGAAAAACCAGAAAATATTAACGATGTTAGATTTAGAATGTCCTTTGAACATAAAAATAAGCTAGCTCAGCGATTAGGTATGCCAAAACAAGCATATGATGCTTTTTGTCATATTGATCAGATAAGAAATCAGTTTGCACATAAATTATTACATGCGGAAATACCCGCAGATAGAATAAATAAACTTTGCACTCTTATCGATTCAATACGCTCTTCAGAACAAGAATTAAAATTAGAAGATGAAGGTATACACTATTCCCCTTCTAATGCAAAAAAAACATTTACCTATCGAATGTCTGATCCTGATATTCCTCAAACGTTAAAACTTTGCATCGCATACTTCTCACTAATAAGAAGAGTCTCGATGATGTATCAATAATTATAAAAACCTACTTATAAAATAGTATGTAATTTGCCATAAACTCTTATAACTAAAAATATGAACTCTCTGGAGTTTCGGGAGAGTTCAACCTGTAAGAGCTAATTACAAATCGACATATTTATTCTTTGCTCTGTTTACTCAAAGTATCAAACAGCTTTCGACACATTAAGTGCCTTTAATAAACCTTCAGGCAACTGCTCTTCCAGTGACGCATTAGAAACAATCACAAGGCCGTACATGGATATCCATGTATTCGTTTGTTGTAAGTGTCCTTGAATAAATTGCTTCGCTTTCTCTAACAAATAAACACAGCTCTCTTGTATGTTTTTGCGCCAATAGGATTCAATCACCACCAGCAATGGGTCACCTGCATCATTAATCTTTTGTGTACCGATTCGATATTGTTTTTTACCTGCGGGAGATGTTGTGCAAATTAGTTGTGTCAGGTGTTGAGTTTCGCCATCAGCCGTATGGATATTCGCCGTTAAAATGGCTGAAGTATTCATTTCGCTGTCTGTTTCTGAGGCATAGTGAAGACTAAACTGTAATTCGCTTATCTCTTTTGACATAACATTTACCGATTTATTTAGTTAATAAGGTGCCGACTCACAGCTCTTGTGTGAACGGTATAAGTGAATGTTGATTCTGTGGTCGGCGTAAACGAAAAGGCTACAAAGTAACCTTATTTAATTTAGGGTTGAATATATTAATGATAATAATTATCATTACACATGTATCAAATTGACAGGTTTGGTACGAATTAGTACGACATGACTTACATTGCTTCTTGCGTTTATTTTATATGCCGATATGACTCCTAGCGTATCGGCATTTTTTTATTGTATTGAGCAGTCCTTTCATACTTATAATTTAGATATTCTGTTCAGTGCCATAAGCGGACATTGCTTGCACATAATAGATGTTAGTTTAAGAGGAGGATAACCGCCATTGATAAAAATGTGGCTCGATATATCTACTTGCAATAACAAATAATGTCACTCCAATTTTAAAATGTCACCCAAATCCCCAAAATAGAAATGTCTCTTTTATTGAGGGAAATAGGGTGATTATCGTCTTAAACTGGCTCTAAATTCCCTTGGATTAGCTAAAACTGGATTGATGGCTCTGAGTTGCTTTTGAACCCTTGCTTAAGCTCTTCCTCGTGGCATCTTTTGGCTTCTGTCTCGTTTATCTTGGCGCGAGTATGTTTTACACACAACGAATAGAAAAAGAGAATTTGAACCAGAAAAACCGTTTAAAGCGACTTAACCGCAAGAAATTAGGTTACTTGAAGTCATCAGAAATGCATGACAAAATCATTGGCACATTCATAGAATGTAAACACTGCCTATGATAGTGATTTCTATATTGAATACACGACCCATCTCTAAAGGATATGTAGTGTGAATCCTCAGATTACGTTGTAGTTTTTAAAGCCGCTACAAGCGGCTTTTTGATATTTGAAAGGGATGTTATGGTAAATAGTAACCCATTTTATTAATAAATTTCTATCATTGATAGTAATTTATCAAATAAAACATCCTAATTAAGTCAAGATAATTGTTCTTTTATTTTTCCGTATAATTGTTCTACAGTAAGTTTATGTTCAGTATTAATTAGATTATTATTATAGTCTTCCTTTGACAAAAAAATATCATAAACTTTACTTAACATGCTTTTTTCTTCATCATCAGAAATTGGAGTCCATGTATTAATTGTATCATTTCTCCGCCAACCTTCTTTCCAACGTTCTAACATTTCACAAAACAAAACCCCATTGATAGTTAGAACCAGATTAGTACAAATAGACAATATTGAATTAACGTCAGAAGAACAGATTTTCAAGAACGCCCTACTCTCTTTCTTAGAAAGTGATATATCAACTGCATTTTTACCAGCAATAACTCTATCAGCATGAATAATTCCATGTCTTAGGTTACATACTAAATCAAATGATTTAAACAAATTAGCGTACGTTCTACCAGACAAACTAGTTACACCAAGAATTTTATTTAACTTTTCTCTTATTGTGTTTGAATTAGAAAATGATACGTCTTCAAAAAGAGCTCTTATCATGTCACTATTAGTATTCCAAAGCACTGAACTTAGCCTAACTTTATGTTCATCCTTTATCTTACTTTGTGCTATTGGACATATAAGAATTATATCCTTAAATATCTCCCTAATGTAATTCTCTGTTGCTGATATAATGGCTAAAACCGTAAAACACCCTAACCATGATGATTCATCATATTTCACTTTATTATTGTTAACTTCAATAATAATTGGTTTGGTACTTTTGTAAAAAGCATCAATGGCAGAATCATTATTGACCTCATCAGTATATACATAGCCTTCAACATTAAGATCATTATCCGTTGTGGGTATTTGAGAAACATTTAAAAAATATTCTTGCTCAAGAAAACTCATTATGAAATAACCTCTTCAGCATATGATTTTATGCGATCACACCAAAAAGCACCAATCATATCAACCTTCATTAGCTCTGAATTATCGTGATCTAACAAAATATCTTTTATTTTTCTTATTTTTGATTGTGCTTTAATGCTTCTCACTCTAGATTTTGTTAGCGGCAATACATCTATATCCTGATTAACAATTGATTCAAATACAGATGACTCGGATAATCGAGATCCGCACTGAGAACAAAACTTAGCCTCAGTGGATACTCTAGCAGAACCACATACATTACAAATTGGTAAAGCTAGCTCCATATCATTATCTAAATCTATACCAGCACTATCTAATAAAGTATTTTTCTGATATCTAGGATAATAACGTAATTGGTTGTATTCAAAGGCACGACAATATTTTTCTTTATTAAAAGTCCTTTCACTAAAAAAAACGTTCTTACTAATTATAGCGGATGAATTAATTTGAAATATTTCATATGTTGCTTTGTTACCTCTGGAACTGTCAGTTAAATTAACAGCTAAACCAGAATATTGAAAAAACTCTAGCACTTTATTTAATTCTGATGGAATAGGTTGTGCTATACCTATAATTGAAGTTGGTTCTTTGTCTGTTTTCTTATTATATTTTTTTATTGTTTCTATTATTATATTATAAAATCTCATACCACTGATAACGAAATTAGAATAAATTGGAAGTTTATATTTTAACGAATTATATATTTCAAGAGTTAACGAAAAGTTATCCCTTATCACTTTGTTAATATATTTAACGTTCATCCTTGAAGGGTTAATATCAGTTTTATCATCAAAAAATAGACAAGATATTATATTTAATAAATTCCTTGGAATACCATAGGCAGCATAACAAATAAGATCAATTAGATTTTTGTCTTCACACAAAATACTATATTGATGTTCGGAAAGCCTACTAATTAGAATGTTATGCATAAAGTTAATGTAGTTTTTATTATTAGGAGTTAACCATACATTAACCTCTTCAGCATCATGCCCAATATGAAAATTCAATGAGTATTTAGTAACACCAGGATAAACAGCAGCCTTAGGTGATATATTTCTTCTTCTTATTTTTTTAAATAACTCAAAAAAATCTTGCTGTTGTTGGTTTGAAAATGCATGGGCGGCATCATCTAATAACATAATACATCTAGAAAGACTTAATTTTTCCAGACATAAGTCTATTGATTTAACTATTTTATCAACAGTTAAATTTGGTTGTGTTTTTAAATTGAAATCACCAATTTCAATTAAGCTTAAAAAATCTTTAATTTCATTAATATCTAAAATTGAGTTTGTCAGCTCAGAAAAATCTTCATTGCTATAATTTTCTTCAATAGAAGAAAATAACCCAAGAGCAATTTTATGAAGTAGCCATTGATTAAACCAGTAATGTGCTGTAGATGCTTTTTTATATAGTGGTTCTAGCTTTAAAGATGACTTATAATTTACATATATTCCAAGAGTATGATTATCTTTAGCTGAATAATATGCTTTTAACATCAATGTAGTCTTACCGCATCCCCTCGGGCCAACCAATAATTTAGCGCCAGACTGATTAAGTTTGTTAATTATTGATTTTTCATGAAGGTGGTAAACCGTCCACTCTTCGAACAAATCTCTCGGGATATACTCTGCCTGTTCAATAAACAAGTCAAAGCTTTCATCAGGTGAATAGTTATCTTCATTTTCCATTATTTTTACCTAAAAACACCTTATTTTAATATATTTTTTTATCTAAATATTTATAGAGAGTGAATAATACAAGTGCCTGAGTTTAAAAAATAAAGCTCAATACACTATTTTTGATGATTAGATAAGCGTCACCATTATCACCATAAACTTTATTTACATAGACCTTAACATCATGAATTAAAATATCAGTAGGAGCTTTCTTCTGCAAGATAGCTTCCTTTTTCTGTATTTCAACAGTCCACGCAGAGCTACTGTCAATAAAGTAGTACATTCCCACAAGCATCGCCAGTACGATATAAATAACTGATTTACAAGTGTAGCCAATATACCCAGTCGCATCAAGTATACGCTGACCTCTGCTACTCCAGCCCAGTTTATTTTAACTCTTTTGTGTAGCCTGATTAAAGGCTGTACTAACGGTACTTTTTAACGATTTCAGTCATATTTTCAGAACCACTGACCAACTCACGGGTGACCTTAACTAGTTATGCTCAACTTAGCTGTATAAATTCAGTATGAAACTGGTCAATCAGTGTATCAATACTCTGGGCTTGCTGAAGTCCTATGAAGTCCTATAAGAGTTGTGATTTTTTAATATTAGTATCTGGTCGTTATCACTCTAATTTTAAAATGTTTCCCAATTTCCCAAAATAGGATTGATTCAGGATCACCTGCTCCCCTTTGATTAAAACATTTATGTAATTTACTTAGTTAATAGGGTTGCGAACGCCCGCTTATCGCTCATTGCTACCACTGGATCTTTCCTAAAGTAGCTTTGTGCCTGAAGTAGAGTTACTAACTTCCTCCGTTGGAGAGTTTCTCAAGTGTCGGATATTGGGAAAGAACTTCGATGATCCGTGAGACACATTCATCACTGGATAAACTGTATGAGTCTAAAATAAGGTGCTCTCTGTTCCATGGTTCATAAGTCAAGTTTGTGACATCTTTCCAGTCAGGCAAGGTTAATCCCTCGACTTCAGACACTCTGGTTTCAACTCGTTTACGATGCTCAATTATATCGGAACACACGATCTCAATTTCTAAAAAACCAGTTTTTGCGAATAATGCTATATCTCGATAGGCATCACGGGTTAACGCCAATGGATTCACTGAGTCAGCAATTACTATCGCCCCTAATTGCAGATTCTCTCTAGCAAGTGAGTAAGCGATAAAATAACCAGCTGGACCCATTTCGCGATCATCTTCATCGGCTTTGCGTATGGCTTGCTCAATCGTGTCGATTCTCAAGTAAAAAGCGTTTAACCGCTTTGCCAAAGACTGAGCGATAGTACTTTTCCCGCATCCAGGCAAACCACTGAAGATGATTAGCATAACTTGTCCTTTAAATAATGAAATCTAATAACATTGAAATATTTCGAACCCTAAATTGTTGGGTTTCGTGAAGCTATTATGACAAGCGGTATGACAAGAGTCGAAAAGTATTACTGCCGTGTTAATACTTGACGTGTCCGCCTTCGCTCAGATCTAATTGTGTTTTACCTACTAACCCTGTTAAATCAAGTCCGATCAAATACAATTTATACTCTCACAAAAACAATTAAGGCTACACATTATGCGTAGCCTTAATCTTATTCACGTTATCTAACTCAATTATCTTTTATCTTTTATCTTTATTTTCTATCGCTATTGTTTGCCGTTTTTCTTCTTCCGGTAACTCATACTCAATAGCAATAGTCAGAAGTCCACTTGATAAATCGGCTTTTTCTATTTTAACATTTTTACCAAGGTCAAATTGCAACGTAAATTGCCCTTGAGATATGCCTCGGTGGATCCATTTATCATTGTCTTCTTCTGATTTTTCTTCTTTTTTCCCTTCAATCAATAAACGGCTTCCTTTCAATGAAACTGATAAGTCATCTTCTTGATATCCAGGCACACTCACTGTCAGTTCATAATGGTTATCATCAATCTGTTTCAGGTTATAAGTCTGTACAGGTGATGCAATTGGCTTACTGCCTGTTAACTGACTAAACAAGCGATCTATCTGATCAAAACGATTTGAAAGTAAGTTGTCAGATAATGTTGGGAATAATGAAAAAGGTTTAATGTTAGGCATATAATTCCTCCTTCAGTATTTAGTGAATTATGGGCGGTATCTTATTTACCCAAAATATAAATATGAACGAGCAAGTATTTTTCAAGCCCTAAAATCTAAATTTTTTATCTTTGACCAATATGGGATTGTAGATAGCAAAAAACCCCGCCAAAGCGAGGTTTTGTATATTCAACTATTTAATGCTTAACTCATTTGAGCTGTCATCACACTTTTGCAAAAAATACATTTTGCGCCGTGTGGATTGTTCACTGTGACATCAAATTGTGATGTTCTATATTGTGAACCGC